GCGATAGACTCGACGCGCTTCATCGCGCCTTCGAGGCGGTTAAACTCAGACTCCGCCCGGCTGAAAAACGCCTTGAGCCCGACCATGGCCCCCGCGCCGACTACGGCTTGGAAAGCGTTGGAAAAATTCGAGCCGACTTTTTTCCCGGCCTCGGTCGCTTTTTTCTCGTCGTCCTTTAGCCCTTTTTCGACGGCTGCGGAGTCGTAGCCAATCTTAAACTTTACGCCGTCAATATTGATTTGTTCAGACATTCAGCCCCCAAACCACGCCACGGCTGAACGTCCAAAACAGCAGGTAATTTTCGCGCAAATACGCGCGCTCTACCCCGTCACCATACCGCTCACCAGCCAAACGGCCAAGGCTGCGCACCTTCGAGACGTAGTGCAGCCAAAGCATAAAGAAAATGCATAGCGATAAAGGTGCGGTAATGGTCAGTAGTGCGGTCACAAATATCGCTATGCCTTTTCTCATGCTGAAAACCTCTTTTTCAGTAAGTCAGTTACCTGCTTTACAGGTTGCGTCTTCCGCGCCCGTTCGCCCGGCGTTTCCAGCTTCCTGAAGCTTTCCTGTAACTCTTCGCTGTACTCTTTCGGCGCGTGCTGTATCCGCAGCAGGCGCAAAGAGTTTTCAAGAACCTGACGCGCGAGGGCTTTTGTAAACGGCGTTATCTCAACCGGTGTCATGGATTCCGCCACCATTTGCGGGGTCATGCCCCCGGCCTGCGCAGCTATCCATGAAGTCAGATTAATAATGCCGTTTTCCTGGCCCTCTTTCGCCTCAGCACCTGCCTGAAACCCGGCGGCAGACAAGACTTTTTCAAGTAACTTGTACTCCCACCGGAAAACCGTTTTGGCGTCCGTAAGCAGTCGGAATATTTCGCGGACATAATAGCGCGCATCGGCTTCCTTTTGGGCAGAGCGGGCGGCTATTAAAAGCCGCTCCGCATAGTCCATGTCAGCAAGCGTAACGCGCGGTTTAATCGCGAAACGTCCGACGCGCATTAGGTCGTTGTTGTTACGGTCAGGTTCGGTGACGCTACCGCCGAGACGGTTGCAGTTATGGTGTCAGAACCATCCGCTACCCATGTCAGCAGACCTTTATTTTCTGACGCGTTGCTGTCGCCCACTGTCACGTCATCGCCAGCAGAGCTTGCCCACGTAGCGCGGCGAGTAACCGGTATTACGTAGACGTTTGACAGCTTCGTAATAACTGCGTCATCGCTATGGCCCGCAGCCGTGCTGCCGCCGATACCGCGCACGACTGTCAGCGTGCCTGTGGTCGATGTGGCATAGGTAATGCCCTCAATGTATATGACCTCGGTGCCGAGTTTGATATAATCGCCCACCGCAAAATTGGAAGCGGTTGAGAGCGTGTCAAAATCGAAGCTCTGGTCAGTCGCCACAATGTTACCCACTTCATTCAGTGCAGCGGTGACGGTCGAGTCAGTGTGATAGAAGCCGTGCGCATAAACCTGGCATTTAGCTTTGCTCGAAAGCGTCAGGGCTGTGGTGTGCTTGTACGGTGCGCGTGCGCGGCTTTCGGTAGTGATGAAGACAGAATCAGGGGCCGCGTTTGTGGTCGCTGTCCAGTCGCCAAAAATACCATAGTTGAAATCGGCTGACTTCGTGCTGTCACGCAGAACGAAAAAGTTCATTGTAACGGTTTGCGCGTTGTCACGGTTACCGCCGTAGCTGACGGACGACAGGTCAGGCACTACCAAGTGAAAGTAAATGTCGTTTGCATAGTCGTCGTCATCCACACCAACGGGGTGCAGGATGCCGGGCTTCGCAAGTTCGAAAAGTGAGACTTTGCGGTCGCCGATACCATAGGCAATTTTCGCGCCGTCTACAATCGGGTAAACCTGATCGCCGGCGATGTTGCCGAAAATTGTCTCGTACTGAGTCTGCAGCATTTCTACCCGCAGCGTCGGTGCCACACCGTTTTTGCTGATGGCAATAATGCCGGTCGTTTGGGCTGCATCGTTTACCTGAACGTAGCGAAAGCCAAGTTCTGCTGCGGTTACGCCCATTCGCAGGAAGCCAACGTCTTCAAAGTTATATTTGAAGTTGTACTCTGTAAACTGAATTTGTGTTGCGTCTTGTGCCATTCTTAAACCTCTCTTACTGTGTATTCTACAAGCTGATCGGCCATCCACAAATTACCGTAACGGGTTGCCGAATCGTTGAACCCCGTCGAGGCAAGCCACCGCATGAAGACTAAGCCCCCGTGCGTTGTCTGCGTTTCTATATTATGAAGTACCGTTGAGCCGACGCCCGGCGCGAGTTTGCGCCACCACGCCCGTAAGGCGTCAATTGCCGCCGTGTCTGTTTTTGCGAAAACGTAAAGCATGCACCGGCCCTCTACAATCGCGCCGCGCGTCTGCCGGTAGACCTCAGAGCGGGGGTCAACGTCCACGCCGACAATGACGCGCAAAACGTCATTGTCGCCCATCCATTCTTCAAGCTCATTAGCCTGCAAACCGCGCCCGCGCGAGACCTGCACCTCAAGTGTGGGGTCGTCGGTATTAAAAGCCGTTGCGATTGCGTCAACCACGCACTGCCGCCTTCAGCGCGTTGGCGTATACGCGCGCCATTTTTCTCTGTATGTCTGACGAGTTCAAAATGCGTTTGAACCACCGCACGCCGCCGGGAAACCGGGTTAGCTGCTCTTTGACATGGTAATATGCTGAGGCATACCGCTTGCGGTTGACATTGCCCTGCGCTGCCCGTTTTGGCGCGCCGGTGAATAGCTGCAGCAGGCGACCGAGCACGCCCCCGCCGGTGTCATAGTGACGCTCTGCCGTGCTGTACTGATTCTCTACGTACTCTGAAGGGTGCGATTTACCGGGCCGGCCCGGCGAATCCTTACCGCCGAAAACGATGTAAACGTCTTTCCCGTCGTCCTTCACCGTGCCGGATGCGCGCAAATCGCCCGTGTCAATTGGCACGAACGGGATGACCTGAGCCAAACCGACGTTGCCTGCAGCGCGCAGGGCGTTTAGTTGAATGGCGCGAATGGCGTTTATAGCTTGGTCAGTCGTCATATCTGCCCCGCCTCTGTGCTGATATAGTAATTGTATATGCCCGCCATGCCGCTTGATACCGACGCGACGCGGTAAACGGTCATACGCCCGTCCATTTCGCCAATGACAAGCGCGCCTTTTTTGATCGCTTCGGTAGACGTGAATTTACCGGAAAACTCGACCGCATCGCCCTGAGCGTTTTGCTTTGTCTGCGTGCGCAGGCTGAACGTAATAGCGCGGACGCGTGCGCCCTTGACGTATACTTTCGACGCGCTTTCGTATTTGGCGCGGTAAAATGTCATGCGGCCAACTCCTGTTCGGCGTCGTCACGGTCAAAAAACTGAATCGGGTAGGGCGTTACTATGTGGCGACAGTTAAATTTCCACATGTGTGTGGATTTATCCGCGCGGATTTCGTCGACCGTTTTCAGATTGCGCGCCTGCGGGTATACCTTGGATAATTGATCGCGTGACTCGGTAGAAAAGCAGACGATTTTGCCCTCCCATTGACGGCAGGAATCAGAGGCCCCATGGTTTGAGATTTTGCCGGTGTAGATACCTGACTGCGCGGCGTCGTATTGCGTAGTAAGTCTGTGAACGTCCGCTGACGTAGTGTTTGCCCTGCCGTCGAGGTAGGTGTTCAGCGGGTAATTTTTGCCGTCGCGATAGCGCACGGTTTCCCGGCTGCCGTACTTGGCCTGCATCTTTTGCCATGCTTTCCCGATGTCATCGCCCCACGTATTGCGGGCAAGTGATTGGATTTTAACGTCTGCCGTGCCGATTTGCGACAATAAAGCCGCCTGCTCATTTGCGGCGGCATAGGCTTTTAGTTGTTTTAACCGCTCGGTGAATAACGGGTCAAAACCGGCCAAAAGGCCGTCGATATTACGCACGACAGATTCCCGCAGCGATTCGAGCAGGCGTGCGGATACCTCTTTTTGTAAACGCAGGTTGCGGGGGTTTATATACTGCGCCACAGCGCGCAAAAACTCATTATGCGCGCGGAGTGCTACTTTCTCCATCTGCGCGCCGGCAAAGAAACGCAGCAACGGGCCGCGCAAATCGGCCTTGTATTTTTTCAGCGCAGCCAGCATAGCCGCCTCGTCATTGGCAAGCGCCCATTCGAGCGAATCCAAGCGGGCATAACGCTTGCGGATTTCAATAACCCGACGAAGCATGGCCTCTTTCTCGGCTCTGAATGCGATGTCAGATTTACCGACCATAGAACCGTCCGCGCTGGTAAAGTTCGTTGTTCATGTCGATCTCTTCGCGGTTTTCAGCCACGACCTTATCGACGAGAAAACGCGCCTGCGGGTCAAGTGACCCGTTGTTTACCGACTGAATGACGATCTCACCGTCATCGAATGAATCGGATGTCATCTCTCGAATGGCCGTTGCGCGTTCGCGCATGGGCAGGACGTTGGCAAGGTGCAGCGCCTGGTAAATGTTCGCCTGTTTAAGGTCGGTGTCGTCAGATTTCCACAGGCTCGAATCCTCATTTATCTGCCCGTGATACCGCACAATATCATGACAGGCAAAAACAACAGAACGGGTTTGCTCTGCGCTTGCCTGTGAGCTTGTGATATTTATCGCGTCATTGTCGGCCACGGATTCCGCAAGCCCAGGGTAAAACGATATTTGCACCGTTTCACGATTGTAAACGACACCGACGACAGTGTATTCTGTGGCGGTCGAGTCGGTCGCAATCGTGAAACGGTCACCGGCAGCGATAGGCTGCACGGTGTCCGAAAAGCTGTCAACGGCCATCGACTTTGCACCGCTTGCATACCCCACCGCGTTATTTACCGCGCCGGTTATGGTCTGCGATGCCAAAGACAACCAAGCGCGGTGGCCGTTGGCCTGCGCGTAGGTTGTAACTTCAGCAACGGTGCAATAAGTCGATTCTGCCACTTTATACCGCCGCTATGGTGACGACATTCGTACTAACGACATGCCATTTTTGATTGATTGCAATCAAATCCAGCGATGCGCCGACAAATGCGCCGAAAGTTGCGGTGTCTTTCGCTCCACCCGTTACGCCGTCATCCAGCAGGTTTGTCGCTGTGATAACGTGAGCATAGGCTGACTGGTTCAGCACCAAAAGGCGGTAACCTTCCTGTGCTGTCGAAGGCGCTGCGAGCGTCATGGCCGCCGCTGAACCTTTTGTCAGTTTTGCGATGTTGTACGGGTTGGTGAAAGTTATCGCCCCGTCAGTGCTGTAAGTCGTAATAGTTGGCTTTTGAATTTCGGCCAGTTTATCCGCAAACCCGGCGCTTTGAAACTCCGGGTTTACAGATTCAATCTGCCTCAGTTCTGCCGTGCTGAGTTCTGCCATGGCTTACACCTGACCGATCAGCACAGCGATGTGCTCGCTCTGTACAACTTTTACGCCCCAAACTGCAGCGACTTCAAAACGTACCGCATCACGGCCTAAGTACAGGCGGAAAGTAAATGTCATGCCTGTAACCGGGTCAGGGATTTGCTCCGACATTACGGCAAGGCTGCCGACACGCGGTGTCGCAGGCGCGCGCGTTGCAAACGCAATGGCGTTGCGAGACATCGCAAAGTTTGCGGTGTAGCTGTCGCCGATTGTCATTTCGGTATTGTCAGGCACAAGAACGCGAATACCGGGGTTACCGATCACAATATCGCCTGACGCTGCGGTCAGCCCGGTGTTAACAACGTATTTGTTGTTAGCGTCTGTCGCGAAAGTTACAACGTCACCGGCCTTGATACCGGTACTGTTTACAGTACCGCCGTCGAGTGTGATAGTGGTTTGACCCACTGCCTCGCCTGAACCGTTGTTCACGTCGTAACCAGTGCCAGTGCCTTTAGTGTGCGTGACTACGCCGTCAGATTCACGAACACCAAAACCGACCACGGGCAGCAGCAGACCGTTTCGCAGTGTCTGGTCTGAACCGTTGTTCTGTACGGTCATCAGGTTAGCGAGTGAACGCAAGTTCGCACCGGCGGTCGTGTCGATAATAAGAGACCGATAGTTCGGATCGTTTTTACCTGGCGCGCCGTTGTCGTCGAGAATCTTTTTGAGTTGTGCAGCTTCAGTCAGAGACGACGCAAAAGGGATAGCTGACGTGCTACCATAAGCGCGTGACGCGCTTTTGTACGCAGCGGTACATATGTCCGCTTCCATTTGGTTCCTGATAGCGCGGATGCCCTGCGCGATTCGCTGTTTCAGTATTTCGTCTGCGATACCGCCGAGACCAATTTCTTCTTCGCCTGAAATGGGAATCGGTGCAGCGTATGACTTGTCAAGTACCATATCAACGTACGACATAGTTGCGCCGCCCGTTTCAGGCACTGCCATTGCAGGGGTGATCGCTTCGAGTGTCGCAGCGGGCGCGATAGGTGCGCGCACTGTTTGGTTAAGCGCGGCCTGCGCCGCTGACGCATCCATAGAAACCGCCATTAAGGCCCCGACGGGCTCCTGTGAGACGGTGTGCATTGCCCGATACGCCGTGGCGATCAGGCCGGTAAAATCGTTTGCTATTGCCATTGTTTTCTCCTTATGCCGTTAATTTTCCGCCGCCGTTGATGAACGCGAAACGCTCATTTGCCGGCAATGCGTCAAAGTCGGCTTTGCTCATTGAATTTTTAGCTGTCTGCCTCTGTCCGCCGTTTGAGCCGCCGCCGGGTGTGAGTTTGTTTTTAAGTAAATTTGCGTTGGTTTCCTTCGCAATCCACTTCTTGAAAGCCTCGCTCATGTCGAGTTCCTGACCGTCGAGCACGGCAACCGGTTTCAGGTTGCCGTTGTCGTCGATCAGTCGCGGTGAGGCCTCAGCCTTGAAAAGTTTCATCGTCTGGTCAGCGTTGAAAATTTCAGGATTTGACCCCACCATTTTATATAATGCGTTATCGAGGCGCTCGCTGTGCAGTGCGTTCTGCAATTCCTGCGCCTGCGTTTGCCATTTCTTTGTCTCGTTTGCGGTACGCTCTGCGTCGCGCTGTGCTTTCTGCGCGGCTGTCATGTTCGCCGTTTCAAGCTCTTCGAGCTGGCGCTTTGTCTCTTCATAATCGCCGAGACGTGTTTCGTATTCCTGGATTTTGCGCGTCAGTTCGCCTCTATGCTCTGCGCGTGACTTGCCGATAATGGCTTCAATGAGCCCTTTCGTCTCAATGGCGCTTTCGCCCTCGCCGATCTTCTCGGGTAAAACGACCTCTGTTTTCAGGGTCGGGTGAAAAATCTTAAAGCCTGCCGGTGTTTCCGTTTGTTCTGTTATCATGGGGTAACCTCATCCGAGTTGGTTTCTTCTAACGATACGTCCGGGACATCCGGGCCGCGCTCCATAGACTCCGCTGCCAGCTTGTCAGCGTCAACGCCGGGGAGCGTTAGCGATACAATCTCTTTCAGCGTGTCTTGTCTGACCGCAGGCTCGCCGGTGTCGTACAGGCGATAAAGTTTCACGAGACGATCGTTAACGTCGTCACCCTGAAACTTTTTGCTGTACTCGACCTCGACCGCATCCTCTGCGATATTCGAGCCGTCCCATTTTGACGCCGTGCGGATGATGAATTCTTCACATTCACTCAGCGCCGTTGACATACCAATTAAAAGTGCTTCCGTTTTCTCAAATTCTTTGCCCATGGCCGCGCTGCTTTGAACATAGCTTTTGTCGCGGTCGATGTCCATGCCCACTTTGCGGAATATCTCAAGGGCGAGCATATTGCGGGCTTCTTTGTACGGCGTGATTTCCTCAAGTTTCGCGCCCGCAAAAAACGGGGCTTGGCTCATTGAGCCGTTGAAACCTACAAGGGGCGAATCGGACAGGCCTTTCTTTTTGATCTCTACCGGCAGTTCTTCCTTGTTCATGTAAGGAAAAAACAGGGTCTTAAAAGTGCCGCTCGCAAGCATCTCTTCAAAATAAGAAAGAATCGAATAGTCTAACCGGTTCAGAATCGCCACGTCCTCAAACGGGCTGTCAGAGATAAAATCGTCGTCAACGTCGCGGGCGTTCACAAAGTGAAAAGGCACGTAGCCCACGGGGTGTGGAGTGGTCTCGCCGGGCATGACCTTTAGGCCGCCGGTTTGTTTGTTGTGAACGATCTCAAAATCTGTAAAGTCTGTCTTTGTCCACAACCGGTAGATAGTGCGCTTTACAGGCGCGGCAAGCGGGCTTGCTTTTTCAATTCGCGAATCGTCGAGCAAAACCCATTCGAGCCGCGAAAACTCGTCTACGGCAAAGTCGCGAATTTGCCACGGTTGATACCAGCACGCATACGGGTTGAGGTTTGCGCTTTTGCGGTCTGCCTGCGTCGGATACTCTGCAGCGTCAAAACGTGGCGAATCGACGAGCACGCCGACGGTGTACATAAAACCGAGCGTGCAGACTGACTGCATAAACTTGTCCATGCTCTTACGCTTGGACGCCCGCTCAATTATGTACTCCATGCCGGGCGGGTAAGCGCGTTCGGGCTCGTGTTTGAACACAAAGCCGGTCAGTAAGTCAATAATGGGCTGAATGTAGTTTACGAAAACAGAACGCTTCACGCGCTTTTCGTATGCCACGGAATACTCGCGGTCATGGCGGGAAAGGTGGTTGCCTTGGATGTACTGAAAGCCGCCCTTGTAAGAATCGTCAAGCAGACGGTAAATCTCGTCTTTCGCGGCAAGCTTGCCGTGTCTACGAGTGGCGATGATTTCGAGCGGGTCTTGCATTATCCATAATACGTACCCCGCCGGTTACGGGATGGCTGCACCGTGCGGAATAGTTTGTCAATCATTATTCGGCTGTGTAAAACTCGGGCCCAGCGCTACCGCCGACAAGCTCCGACACCGCCAACGCCATGGACATCACAACGTCGTCATGATACCCCGCCGGGGCGCTGTACTGGACATGACCTTTCGGCGTTTTCTTAGCCTCAAAAATTGACAACTCGTGAACGATTTCGGGCAAATGGGGAAAGGTTATTTCCCGCTTTTCGATGGCGAAGATCAGGCTTTCGACTAAGTGCGTCTTAACAGGCGCGGTAATTTTAACCGGTGAAACGTTCAGCCCGGCCCGGTTGAGTCGGTCGTAAACCGGGTCGCCGACGCCCGTGGCGTCGAGACGCACCCGTGCGCGGTTGTACTTCATGGCAAGCGCGGCAATACGGCCCTCTATCAGCGGCCAGTCAATTTGATTGAACCGCTCAAACGCCACGAGGTGACGCCGCTCCACGTCCCAAACGGTTAGCACTGTCCAGTCAACGTGCTTGGCAATATCCGCCCCGATGAGATACAACGCCCCGGCCCGTGGCGGCTCTAAAACGCCTTGGACGCATTCCCGAAAGTCGCGGAATACTTCAGAGCCTGATTCTAAAAACTCCGCCAAATACTCCTGACGAAAAATCGCCTCTGACGTGGTAGCCCTGATTTTCTCAAACTCTGAGCTATTGAAAAACGGCGAGGCATTCGACGGCGCGTGGTGAAAGGAAAACTCGTCGTCACGTTTCGCCTGTTCGGCCAGCAGGTAAAACCAGTTCTTGCCCTTTGGGGTGCCGATAAAGTCGCAACCGCCACGACGCACCGCAAGCATTGGACGCACTGCCTCGGCCCAAACGCTATCATGCATCGTGCCACACTCGTCGAGCGTTGCGCCTGTCAGCGTGTCGCTCTTAATGCTGGTGGGGTCGTCAGAACCTTTGTAATGCGCCCAACCGCCTGAAACGAATTGAGCCTCCATATGCGTCCGGTTGATCTTTGTCAAAAATGTGCGGTAGTCTTTCAGCAGGCGCTCGAATTGCGTCCGGGCCTGCGATACAATCGGGGACACCCAGTAGTGGTTGGCGTCTTTGGTTGACGTGACTTTGCGCACCATCCGCAACGTTGCGATGGTGCTTTTCCCGTACTGCCTGCC